CACCAGATGCGTTGAGAGGTATTGGTATCAAAGAAGATATGCAGGTTGAGGTTGTTGAGAACGGTTCAAAGTTTGCCAACAAAAAAGACGCAAAGAGGGTAGAGGGTGAGGTGAAAGATGGCTCATACAGCAAACGGAAACCTTTAGCAGAGGCTGTTGATGCTACCGACAGTGAGGATGATGTGCAGATTGAAACACCAGCACCAGCTGCTACTTTTCCCTGCACACACGATGGGTGTGACAAAGTGGTGAAAACTAAAGCTGGACTTACTAAGCACCTCAAGACTCATGAGGGGTAAGTCAATTACAAAAGTGAGGCGAGTATGCGAGCTCGCCAAGCAGGGTAAGAGCATCTACCACACACAGTGGAGTCGCCCTATCCCTGCTGCGTTTATGCAGAACATGCAGACACGCATCATCGTGGGTTTTATTCGTATGCACTGGCTGTATGAGTACAACCCTAAACCAAAAAAATCATGAATGAGCAAGATTGTAACACTGTTGATGCGATGGAAAAACACGGAGGTAGCTTTGTGAAAGCACTGGCAACACTTTGCCGACATGCCGACCCATTCAACCTCGACTTAGTGAAGATTACTTGGGCTCGATACTGGAAACAGTACGAGGAGATGGGTAACAAAAACAATGACCATGAGTAGAAAAAACAACTAAGAGACGCTTGCGAGAATTGTGGGCACAAACGCTACACACCTTGCGGTTGTCTTAAAAAGGGGGAGGTTAGAAAACCAGTACCTGTTAAGAAGTACAACAAGAAAAAGAAAAAAAATCACAGAAAATTGAAGTCCTCGAAGTAATGAATGCGTAATCCGACCAAGAGAGCACCTGCCTGATGAAAAAGATTAAGAACTAAAAGATATAAAAAACAAAAGTAAAACACAGGTTATGCACATGCGACTGGTTGCACAGTTGCATAGGTCGGGATAGACTATCGATAGGGTATATTATTCGTTTATTTAATCATTCAACTATATGACAGAGAAAAATATCGCCACGGAACCACCAATCGACCACATGAGTCACAGCTCATTGGGCTTGTTGTGTAGGAATCCACTAGCATGGAAAAAGAAGTACATGCTGAAAATCTACGAGAGCACGATGTCACCATCGGGAGTCGTGGGTCAAGCATGTCACAAAGCTCTTGAGGTGTATCTCAAGGGTGAGTGTTCAGATGTGAACGGTGCGATTGATGAGGGGATGAAAGCCATTGACAGCTACTCTGACGTTGCCATTGATTTTGGCAAAACAGGAAGCAGAGAAAAGATGGTGAAAGAATACACCGCAGCGATGAACTTCTACTTTGAGGAGACACCAGACTGGGACAAGAGAGAAATACTGCACGTTGAGGAGAGCTTCACACAGGTGATACACACTGACGAGGGGGCAGAGATGCCTATACCAGCCAAGTGTTATTCAGACGTGATTTGGCGTTCAACAAGAAAGGAAACTTTTGCAGGGAGAGAATACCCAAAGGGTTCTCTATTCATTGAGGATCACAAGTTTATTCGTTCATTCACTGACTCGGAGGAAATAACTGACCCAACAAAATTGAGTCAATCATTTTTCAACTTCACTATCACACGTGAGGAGTTGAAAGAGGAGCCAGTGGCAATCCTCTACAGAGAAACAAAAATCTCAAAGAATAAAGACGGCAGTGCACAAAGCCAATACTATGTCATTGATTACAGTGACATCAGAGGTGAGTTTGCTGCTATGTACCAACTCTACATCGATGCTGTGGAGTTTTTGACGAACCCGAACGCTATCTTTTTGCCCAATCCATCAGATATGTTTGATGGAAAGGACTCATGGCTTGCGTATCGAGACAACCTCATCACTGCTGCAGCACCAAAGGTGATACACAAAACAAAGGCTGACACTGTGGTGGTAGAGAAAAGCTACCAAGAGAGTGCACCAGACAAGTTGGCAAACAGAAATCTTGACCCAGAGGAAAAGATACGACTCAAGCTCCAAGAGTTTGGCATCCCAGTAAAGATGGAGGAGACACATCGCAACTCATCAGTAGTGATGTATACACTCAAGCCATCTCGAGGAGTGAGGATGAAATCTATCGAAACTCACGCAAAGGATATTGCTATTGCTCTTGAGGCAAAGAGTATACGTGTGCAGGCTCCAATTATGGGTACCGACAAGGTTGGTATCGAAGTTCCAAATGAGGACAGAAAGCGTATTGATTTCTTTGCTGATGGTATTCCTGCAGGGAGTACAGGACTCGAACCGAGCACACTCAACATTCCAATCGGAGTTGATGTTTATGGTAAGACAGTCACAAAGGACTTGAGAGAGATGCCACACTTGCTCATAGCAGGCTCTACAGGCTCTGGTAAGAGCGTAATGCTCAATGTGATACTCCACAGCCTTATTGCACAGAACACGCCAGAGGAGCTAAATCTGGTGCTCATAGACCCCAAGAGAGTTGAGCTCATGCCTTTCGCAGACGAACCACATGTGCAGTCTCGAATCTTGCACAAACATGCAGAGTCTATCAAAGCTCTCAAGTGGTTGGTTGAGGAAATGGATGTGCGGTACGAAAAATTGCAGAAAGCAAAATATCGTAACATCGATGACTACAATGCAGACCAAGTGGAGCAAATGCCGAAATTGGTGGTGGTCATTGATGAGTTTGCCAGTTTGATACTCACAAAGAGTATTGGTGAACCAAGTGAGGCAGAGCTCATGATTGTGAGACTGGCTCAAGAGGGTAGAGCAGCAGGTATTCACCTAATCATTGCTACACAGAGACCATCAGTGGACGTAGTGACTGGGCTTATCAAAGCAAACCTACCAACACGAATTGCCTTTATGACTTCATCACGTACCGACAGCCAAATTGTTTTGGATGTTGCAGGTGCAGAGGAGTTGGTCGGAAAGGGTGACATGTTATTTCAAGACCCAAGCAGGAGAGGTCTACAAAGACTCCAAGGGTATAAAGCATAAACATTATGAAAACTCACGGAATGTATAGGCAGAGTTTTATCAGAAAATAACAAAAAATAACTTGGCTCACACTAGAATGGTGAAGACAGTGATATGGGAGGATGAGTGGTTCATTGAACTATCTGACAAAGCACAGAGGCTGTATATGTACCTCATCACCAACAAAAACACCGAGATCTCCGGTATGTATCGACTGCCAATGGTTGAGATGGTGATGTATCTAAAATATAAAGAGGACTTGGTAAATAAGTTGTTCAAAGAGTTGGTACCAAAAGTGGCGTACGTTGATGGCTGGGTCATCATTCCAAACTACCCAGAGCATCAGAACGTAGCCAACAACGTAAAGGTGCAGCTTTCAATCGAAAAATACTTGAAAAAAGTACCGCCTCATATATTAAAGATTAAATCAGAAATCATAAATCATAAATCAGAGGCTATAGATAGCCTATCGATAGGCTATAAAGAAAAGCCTAAAAAAGAGGAAAAAACGGCTACAAACAAGGTCAATTATGGTGAGTTTCAGAAAGTGAAACTGACATCTGATGAGTATGAGAAACTTGGGGATAAACTGGGGACAAACAGAGAGGTGATGATTGAGGAGCTCGATACTGGCATCGAGAGCAAGGGCTACAAGTATAAGAGCCACTACGCAACAATCCTCTCATGGGCTAGAAGAAAAGGGGTCGACACTAGCAAAGCAGGTAAGTACAGCGGAGTATGAACAGATCAACACCAAAACGGTACGAACACGCAGAATGGGCTGACGTACCTGCAAATGTTCAAAAGTTTATTGAGAAAATCAAAGAGAGTCGCAAAGGTCTCTACATCCATGGTGACGTAGGTACTGGAAAGACTCACATTGCCTATGGCATACAGAAAAAGTTGGATGAGCTCAATATACAGAACACAATTCACAACACCACAGAGCTCATCTTTGACATCAAAAGAGACTTTGACCGCTCTGTATACGACAAAAGACGATGGGACGAAAGGCTGACTGAATACAAAGGGGTGCTCATTCTCGATGATATTGGAGCTGAAAGGATTACTGACTACGTGGCGGAGGTGTTCTATCTCATCATCAATGACCGCTATACCAAAATGATGCCTGTGATTTTCACCTCTAATCTTTCAGTGGCTGAACTTGCTGACAGAGTTGGAGACCGTACAGCATCACGAATAGTCGAGCTCTGTGATGTGGTTCATCTCAAAGGTGAGGACAGGAGACTCTTAAAAGCTAAAGAAAACAAATCATGAGTAAAAAACAACACAACAGAGGCAAATTGCCAAAGCTCTGGGAGTTCCTTGTGAAGCTGCATGAGAGCAATCCAAAGGCATTTGAGAGTGCAGGGTACTTGCGAGCATGCGTAGCACAGTCATGGAAAGCTCTCAATGATCAAACCAAGTGCCCAAACTGTAATGAAAACATGACAGAGTACGTTCATAAACTCGACTTTTTCAACGCATTACTACTCAAGCACATGGGTGATGCAGTGGCAAAGGGAATGAGAGAGGGTAAAACATTCCAAGATGCAAACCAAGTACACGTGGTGTCTCAAGATTTCCACGACTGTGAACGGCATCGAACCACTCAATGCAGGACTCTTGGGCTCATTGCAAAGGTTAAGAATGAGGACGGAAAACACGACAGAGAGAAAGGGTGGCTGATTACTACTCGAGGTTTCAAAGCTCTCAAGGGGTATCGAGTACCATCAGAGGTGACGGTATTCCGTAACAACATTGAGGAGCGGACTGGACTCACTACCACCATTGATGAGGTATTTACTAACTACAAAGGAGAAAATCGCTCACTGGTCGGGGAGCGAGACCCACACGAATGGGTAAACTTTGGAGGTGTACATAATGGAAAAATGTTATGAGTAAAAAAACAATAGCAATATCACCAGATACTCACACAGCAATCAAGATACTGGCAAAAGGTCACGATATGACGATTGAGAAGTTTACAGAGTCTTTGGTCGCTAAAGAAATGGAGTACCAAAAGAACGGTGAGACCAAGGTTAGATTTGAAATGCCACGCATTATCGCTACTGCTGGCAGATATGGAGATACTCACGAAATCAAAGAGGTCATCCTCTCGTGTGAGAGAGACATCGAGATATTCTATGGTCGAGAGGAGACTGGGGAGCACGTGGCAATATTACCAATCAAGATAACTTACAGAAGAAAACAATTATGAAAAAAACAACAAAAGAGCTAGCAGAAATACTTTATCAAGAGACAATGAATGTTAGCAACCTTTACTTTAAGTCTACCAAAGAGCAAAGCCTAGATAGACAATACTGGGCGTGGTTGCACCTTGGTTTTATAGCAGCTCTAAGACTTGATGGATATACAGACGAACAATGTAACGAAATCATTGACCAAACCCAAGACTTAATCAAAAAGTCTGATGAGTAAGGAAAAATATAATATAGTCTTTGACCTAGAAACAACTGGCTTTGTAGCTCCTGCTGCTAAGATACTCGAGATAGGGTGCTACATAGTCTATGAAGACGGAGAAATTGAAAAGAAACACTGGGTCATCAATAACCATATTGAAATCCCAGAGCGTATCACAGAGATTACTGGTATCGACCAAGCCATCATTGATGCAGAGGGTAGAGACCCCAAGGAGTGTCTCGATGAGTTTTTACCACTATTCAAAGGTTGTGAAAAGAACATCACCCACAACGGTATCAAGTTTGACATCAATTTTTTGGTAAACTACGCAGCAGACGTACTTGAGTGGGATACAGAGCAAAAGGAGACAGTGCGGAGGCTACTAAACCTCACTGCCTTTGACACAGCTGTGCATTTCAAGGCTAAAAAATTGGATATGGTGCAGATGGATAAAGAGCACTTTTTGAACTTTGCAGAGCGTGTGATGAGCGTGAGAGCCTATGGCGTGAAGTTTAACCTAGGGCTCTGTATTGAGGAGTGCGGTATCAAAATTGATTTGGTACAGCACAGGGCGATGGCAGATGTCGAGCTGACCCACGCACTTTATAAGTATATCCACCACGTTTGTTGCGATGGCGAGTGCAATCACGATGACTGTTAAGGATGGGCACGAGAGCTTGGACTGGCACTGCCAGCGTTCTATACTGGTAAGAAGTTCATCATCACAGATGGGAACCACAGGGTAGAGGCACTCAAGAGACTGGGAGAGCGTTTTGCACCAGTGGTTAGGATCACCAAAGAGGAGTTTGACTACATCAAGTGTTCCAATCGCCACGTGGATTTCTTAGTGGAGTTTGTCGACAAACCACTCTATCATACTGCAGAGACCACAAAAGACCATTTATAGCCCTATAACAAAGGGTATACCCTATCCATAGGGTATCGATAGGCTATGCTAACTCGCACTAACGTATGTCTCACCACACCAAATTGAACACAGAACTAGAAAGCTACAAGGATGCAGTCTGGGATTACATGCTTGAGCACTGCGATGTCACCAGTCGTGGCAGTTTTTTCGTGAAGTTCCACACGAGTGGCAGAGTGGAGTTTCAAAAACACATCAGAGGACGTTGGAAATACAACTACCACCGTAAAGATGAGCGTATGGATTTTACCCACTTACAGAAAGAGAAAGATGCCACTGCTAGAAAAGCTGCTCACCAGTCACTCAAACTCTCAAAGCGACACCAGAACAAAAAAAGGAAACAGGAGATGGCTGATGAGAGGCACATTGAGTCATTGCCACCATTCATCCGTTTTATCCACATGCAACTTATGCAACCGCTCGCACAAAAGTGGTATACTTATATAAAGAACTATGTCAACATCGCCAAAACCACAAAAGAAAAGTAAGACCAAAGCTGCTCAAGCATTTAAGTGTTTGCATTGCGTTTTTATAGCGAAGACTAAAGCTGGACTCACCAAACACATCAAGGCTAAACACAACAACAATAAAACTGCTATTGGCACTACACCCAAAGATGCACCCAAGGGTAAAAACAAACTGAAACCTCAACAGGAATCTTTTTGTATGCTCTACGTAAGCGACCATGAGATGTTTGGCAACGGTGTGCAGAGCTACATCAAGGCATACGAGGTTGAGGTGGTTGCTAAAGTAAACCCAAAGAGCCCCAATGCTCACAAACAAAAGACGTACAACGCCTGTAGGGTAGCAGCACATCAGTTGCTGCAAAACACTCACGTGTTGGAACGTATCAATCAAATCTTTGAGGGTCGTGGGCTTAATGATGTTTTTGTCGACAAACAGCTTGAGTTCATCATCACCCAAAAAGCCGAGTTACGTACCTCACTGGGTGGAGTGGTGGAGTACAACAAGCTCAAGAAGCGTACCGGTGACACTGTGGAGCACGTCCATGCGTTCTCTGACATCAAGGGTATGAGTGACGAGGAGCTCGCAGCAGAGAAGAAAAAGCTGCAAGACTTCTTTCAAAAGAAGTAGATATATTAAAAGCTAAAACAATTATCGCCATGAAAAATCGTCAGAACAATATAAAAGTTATTAAGGATGCAGTAGACCCAGAGACACCAGAGCTCTTGGCAGCATCCATTATTCGTATTGATGAGAACCTGCAGGAGTTGCTCGATAGTGGGCTGACTCTCAAGGGACTGGCTACTATGGTTGCATCCATGAGTGGCTCAAAGGTCACACAGACAGATTTTCTGTTGGTTATTGATGGACTCAAGAGACTTAAAAGCTATTACGTAAAGAAATAATCACCATGGAAACATTTGAAATAAAACCAAAGCTGGTGCAGGGAGTTGAGCTCACATACTCAATCAAGGAGCACCAGAAGAATAAGACCATCAAGCTCACTCTGTCGTTTGATCTTAATGGAAGTGGCTACAACAACGCTGCAGAGTTGCCTATTATGGCAACAAAAGAGGAGATGATGAGTGCTATCAAGCCACTCGACAAGTGGGCACGCACTATCATTAAAGAAAACCAATCATGAGTACATACAACGAACAAACGAAACACCCAGTCACAGGCAAGTGGGAGAACGCCACTTGGTACGATGACTATTTTGGAAACCACAACTACGGTATCTCTTTTCCTAGTGACAATGAGGGCAAGGATTACAGGGGTGAGGGCTTTATTGTCTATGACCCACGTGAGCACGACATGGAGACCAGAGAGACCACTGCTGATGAAAAGGTTATCGAAACAAAACAGCACGCCAGTGGTCGTAGGGATGTGAAAATCAATGTGAAGCGACTCGACGTGAACCCAAAAGATGAGGGGGATAGTAAAGCCAAGGCTCATATCGAGGATGTTGTATTTCCTGCACTGGCAGAACGCATGGTGCTAGTGGTGGTCATACATAAACCTACCAATAACCACGTAGAGCGTATCGTTAAGGCTGCCAACGTGAGGAAGTTCGCAGAGGCGGTTGAAAAGAGCCACAACGACTCTCTGGTTAAACAGACTGGCGTTAAGGGTTGTGAGGCACCAAGGGATGAGTTTGTGATTGTCGAACACGAGCTCAAGAGTGGAGCAGTAAGAGTCACAACACTATGAGAGACCCACTAGCACAGGCACAGGAGGAAAAGGATATGCAGGATGCCAAAGAGATGGCTATGCACATCAAGGGCTCTCTCAAGTGGCGTATGGCTTACTTTCACATGAGGTTCTTAATGGTCATTGAGGGTTTCCTCTGGTCGCTCATGGACAGAGTGAGAGCTCGTCGTATGAAAGTAGCCAGTCGAATCAATCGCAATTATAAAAACAACGTATAGGCTATCGATAGCCTATAAACAATATGGAAATCACTAAAAACAGACACGATAGCGGACTGGGTATTTATGCCAAGAGTCTACCTATCAAAACAAGGGACGAGTGGAAAGGAGCCAAAGAGGTTTCACGTGAAATGATTGAGTGGCTCGATAAAGAAAATGGTCACTTTGAGGGTGAGCACAACAAGGCTTTTGCTGTGGCTCACTGCCAGATGGTCAATCACGACCACCCAATCAAGCTGTTCACAGTGGTGAAAGAGTTGGTGGCACCCAAGATAATAGACCCCAAAGGTAAACAGACTCTACACAACACGTTCTTTGAGGCTCAAACAATCTTTAATGCAGAGATACTCGAGGCACCAGCCACTATCGTGAGAGCAGTGCCAGAGCGTAAGGTCACCAGAGACCCCAAGAATAAGACCAAGGTGGAGGTAGACATCGTGCAGGTCGATAAGAAAATCAGCAACATGATTGATGTACCAGAGGGGTGCATGAGTTTCAGTCACAGGAAAGCTAAGAATGTGAAGCGATGCTATGGCATCAGAGTACGCTATCAGTATCTCAAAAAGGGGCTCCTAGGCGAGAGAGTGGCAACTTTCGAGGGTTGGGTCGAGGGACTGAAAGCACACGTCTTACAGCACGAGGCACTACATTTTGAGGGTAAAAACATATTTCATGAAATCAAGTAAAGTAAAAAGTTTGGAATAATAAAAACATTATCATGATACCTAGAGCCATCCGCATATACGATAGGAACGCAAAGCAGATGATATATCCCAAGCAAGGAAATGATAAAGGTGTTTTCGTTGCGATGGATGGCTACCCCATACAGTTTGACGGCAAGCAATTCTTTAAGCTCGACCAGTGCATCCCAATGTACGACACTGGCATGAGGTCACGAGATGGTCTCATGATATGGGAGGGCGACATCATTGAGTGTGACCTACCACTAGACTTTGGAGGTATGGTGTCGTACGTTAAAAAGCGTGGAGTGATGAACTGGGATACCAAGGGTGGCAAGTGGTTCATCAACTTGAAGAACAACCCAATGGGACTCGGGCAGTTCCAAGTTACCAATTCAGTCGTGATTGGTGACGTTTACCAGCATAAACATTTATTGAAAGATGAATAGAAATACAAAAGTAGTTCTACTGATATTGATACTGGCAATCTTTATATTGGGTGCCAAGCTCGTTTCTCTAGGACACGAAGCAATAGAAGTGATACAGGAGGCTAACCAGCCACTGCCACTCGTGTACCCAGACTGGGGCAATGACATGAGTGGTAACTAAAACACTATGGATGAACTCACTCAAGAAGAAGAAAAAGCACTGAAAGCACAACGTCTCAAGGCTATGGAGCAGGAGGAGTTCATACGCATGCGTGATAAAAAGTATCTCTACTATGAGCCAAATGGTGTAGTGGAGGATTATATCAATGCCTTTGCGAGTAACGACTATTTCATTTTGTTTTTGAGTGCTGCCAACGGTGTAGGCAAGACTGCTGCTGCAGTAAACATGCTGGCAAATATGATGTTTCCAAGTACCAACAAGTGGTTTGACAGTGGTATTTTCAATGACTTCCCATACCTCAAGCGTGGACGTATCACCACTGACTCTGCTCTGGTAGATAAGAACGTGGTGAATGAGCTCAAGTTCTGGTTTCCTAGAGGTGAATACAAAACCTCAAAGGGTGGCAAGCACTACGAGAGCAAGTGGCAAACCAAGACTGGCTGGGAGTTCGACATCATGACATATCAGCAGGACGCATCAGAGTTTGAGGGTGTGACACTGGGCTGGGCATGGTTTGATGAACCGCCACCAGATGCAATCCTCAAGGCTACCATCGCTCGTATGCGACGAGGTGGTGTAATAATCATTACAGCCACACCAATTTCTGGCTCTGCTCACTTGTATGACATGTTTGCAAAGGGGGAGGTTGAGGTCGAGGTTGTACTACGTGAGGGCGAGGAGCCTGTTAAAATAATACGTAGTGTTTATCATGTAACTGCAGACGTGGAGAGTGCCTGTAAAGAACACGGAGTACGTGGTCATCTCGCTCATGAGGACATCGCCCGAATGGTGGCGGAGTACCCAGAGGATGAAATGCAGGCACGAGCCTATGGAAAGTTTGCTCACTTAATTGGTCTTGTGTATAAAAAGTTTGATAGAAAAATACACGTCATCCCACCTTTCAATATCAACGACAGGGATTTTGTAGTGTACGAGTATCTCGACCCTCACCCACGTAACCCAGATGCAGCACTGTGGCTCGCTGTAGACCGTAAGGGCAACAAGTTCGTCATAGATGAGCTTTGGTACCAACCAGACGATGTACCCGACCTAGCAGCCAAAATCAAGAGTAAGGCAACCCAGTATCGTATTGGTGGTAGATGGGCTGATCCTTGGATTTTCAATAAAGACCAACACCACAGCTCCAATGATAAGAACCTCGACGAGCAGTTGAGTGCGGAGGGTATTACCTACCTACCTGCTCCAAAACAACGTACTGCCAGTGATAAGAGGATTGAGACGGCATTGAACCACCACATCATCAATGGGCACATGCAGAGACCACCAGAGCTCTATATTTTCAATACTTGCCAGAGAACTATATTTGAGTTTGAGCACTACCGTTGGGATGAGTGGCGTGGCAAGACTGGCGACAACCGCAACCGAAAAGAAAAGCCAGTCGACAAAGATGACCACATGATTGAGAACCTTGGACGTGCACTCATCAGTGAGCACAGTTTCTACGAGAAGCCACTAAGCAACACGAGTGGCACTATTCAGAGTAGTGACCTCGACCCCTATGCGTAAAATAATACTCCAACTGTGTGCTGATACTGGCTCTGATACTAAACCCTATCAAGATGACCCAAACTATGAGGTCATTCTAGTGGGGAGAGAGATTGGAGTGGAGAACTTCACAGCACCACCTAATGTTTATGGAGTGTTCGCAAATCCTGTATGTACAGAGTTCTCTACTGCACGCAGTGATGGAAAGGCTCGTGACCCAGACAAAGGAATGTTTCTTGTGAAAGAGTGCCAACGTATCATTAAGGAAGCAAACCCTACTTTTTGGGTGATTGAAAATCCAGCAAGAGGAGTGCTTAAAAACTACCTTGGAGAGCCACGATACAAATACGAGCCATGGTGGTATGGGAGTCCTTGGACTAAGCAAACTGCATTGTGGGGGGAGTTCAACATACCAGAGCGTGAGTATAACGACTGGGAGGATGTACCAAAGATTGCAGAGCTCTACACACGACCAAATAGACCCAAGCCGTCACTGGCATTTATGCACAAGAGCCACTATCACGTCATCCCAGAGTTTCAAGAATTGCCAGTGCCAGAGAACGATATGGAGTTCCGCTCTTTGTGCAGTCAAAAGTTTGCCCAAGCATTTTTTGAATCAAACCGATAGCCTATAGATAACTTATCCACAGGCTACAGTTACTGCAACCAGTTGCTTTTTGTTATTATTTAGCTATCGTCAATCTTTTATCTATGGATATAAAAACACTAAAAGCAGTAGAGTACAGAGGATGTAAGGTATACATCCGCAATTTTAATAACTTGTTTGAATACCTTGTCATCATCAAAGGTGAGTTGTATACGACTCACATGATAGTCACCAAGAGACTGTTGCAGTCGCTACTCGGTAAACCATACACCGACAAGCAACTGACAGACACCACGAAGTTCTTGATGAATACTGCAGAGGCAACAGTTGATGCAGTCTTGGACGGAGCGGAGCCAACCAAGAAAAAGTAGAACAGAGCTACAACCAAATATCGCCAAACATTTTACTCACTTTAACTTGAGCATATTATGGCGATAACAATAAAAAGACAAAAAGACGGCAGTATGAAAACCACTAAGCGGACTGGTTTTGATAAGCTGTCTTTTAAGTTTGGTTCAGCACTACAAAAAGTTAAGAGTGTTGGCAAGAAAGTAGTTAAGAAGCAAAAAGCAAAGTCTGCAAACATACGGAGAGAAAAAGCTCGTAAGGAAATACGAGATATTGAGCGTGGGTTTGGAACGGTAGAAAAGTATGTGGAGTTCAACCCAGATTTCCGAGGGCGTGCAGATGCTCTACGAAAGAGGGCTAAATAAATAACACCATGGCAGATACTACAGACACAAAGAAAAAACAAAAGAGAGTGGCTGCAAAAAAGTCACCAAAGAAAGCACCTAAGAAAAAGGTGTCTAAAGGTGCTGCAACAAATGCAGAGGACATGAACGCCTCACTTTCTAAAAGCGAAATGAAAGAGCTCGAGGAGCGTGACTTTTCTGACCTTATTAAACAGATACAGACAGAGCAAAAGCAAGCGTGGTGGTACATCAAACCTAAGTGGGATGAGTGGGCACTACGTATCAAGCTCTACAACAACCAGAAGCGTGACAAGGAAGCAGTGGGAGACAATACCCTATTTACTATATTTCAGACTGTGTTGGCTGCTCTATACAGCGACACACTAACTGCTGCCTTTGGTGCACGTGAAAGTGGAGACGAGGAAACTGCAGAGAACCTTTCAATCACTGCAGAGTACGACCATTCAGAAATGGAAAAGGATATGCTCGATTACGAGTGGGACTGGGAGTCTATGTTTTTTGGACGTGGACTCATGGCTCTTATGGAGTTTGACCGAGAGAAGATGGTGCCAGTGCCAGAGATTTGGAACGTCATGACAGTGCTACGTGACCCTCACGCAAAGAGTGTGAACGGTGACCTTAAAGGACGTGGACGTGCCAAGTTCCTAGGACGAGAGGTGCGGATGACCAAAAATGAGATGAAAGAAATGGAGGTCTACTTTGGCTTTAAGACTATAAAAACTGATGGTATCTCTACAGAGTCACTCATCGATGAAAACATGCGTATCACAGCTGATGCAGCAGGTCTTTCAGATATGTCTAAGTTCCAAAGCCTCAAGGGTGAGAACGAAACACACCGACTACTCGAGTGGTTCACTGTTTATAAAGGCAAGCGAGTATTTGTAACACTGGCTGACAACATGAAAAAGGTTGTACGTTTCCACGAGTTGGACTCAATGGATATTCCAATCGTTGACCGTGTTATCTACCCAATCCCTAACTCATGGGATGGAGTTACAGTGCCAGACCTTGTAGAAGACAAGCAACGAGCTCGAGCAGTGGCAACAAACCTCTCACTCAAGGGAGTGAAAAGCTCACTGCATCCTATGTACCTATTTGATGAGACTCGTATTAAAAACCGAAATGACCTCAACTTTGGATTTAATAAGTTCGTTGGAGTTCAAGGAAACCCTACAGGAGCTGTTCAAGTGATGCCTAAAGAGACTATCAAGCAGGATGTAGCGTTTATCCTAGAGACACTCTCAAGCGGTGCAGAGAGGAGCACAGCGTCACCAGACACTAGACAGGGAGCGAGACCAGAAGAGGGAGCTACAGCCACTCGTGATGCTCTTATTGATCAAGGTTCTGATGCTCGATACTCACTATCAGCAAAAGTCTTTGGATGGAGTGAGAAACGATTTTGGAAACAGTGGTACTCACTCTACAAAGTACACTTTACCGATGGCATTGATGAGAAGACAGTACGTATCACAGGTGCACTAGGTGCCAAGTGGCGACCATTCACACGTGAGAACCTTATCGCCAAGAGTGACCCAGACGTAAAGATTGAGTCACGTATCTTGAGTGAGGCTAAACGAGTGAACGATTTGAGACAGTTCCAAGGGTACGTACAGTTCCTAGCAGCTGATCCTAACGCTAACCTACGATTTGCTCTACGTCACATGGGACATCTAAGCGGATTAAAGAAAGACCTCATTGACCGTATCTTGCCACCGACGATTGAGGAGATGCGTGCAGAAGATGAAAACATCACTATGCGTGAAAACCCAGATGAACCAGTGGAAGTATTGCCTACAGATGACCACCAAGCTCACTTGGAAATCCATAACAAGATGGAGGATGTACCAGCCAAGTCTGCTCACATCAACGCTCACAAGCGAGCCATGATGCTACGACAGGCACGACCCGACCTATTCCCACCAGACCAAGGGCAAACAGATAACAGTGGCGTAAAGGACGAGAACATTTCACCAGCTGCCTCTGCAGACACGAGACCAGTGGCAGGTAACGGAGCAAGAGCTCTACCAGTAAACACCCAATAATATGAGTAAAAAAACCCACAACTGCACAAAATGTGATTTCAAAGGCAAGACAGCTGCTGGGCTTAAAACTCATGGGCGTTTCAAGCATGGTGAGCACTCAAAGAGCCAAAAGTTTGATTTGAACATTGAAAACCGAGAGCAAGCGAATGAATTGGTGGGGCACCTATCAATCATGACTGCGACATCTGGCTGGTTACTACTCAAACAAATCATGAATGGCAACATCTCTGCTTTGGAGGACGCAATACTCGACAAGAAAGATGCTGTGAGTGGTGAAGACCTCAACAATGAGGAGGTAGAGGATGCACGAAGAACTCGCAGTGTTATGAAGCAGATGACTGAAATGCCAGAGAAGCTGATTAAACAGTTCAACCAAACACAAGACGGCTCGGAGGATGTGCCGACGTATGACCCTTATGCGGTTGACGTTCGACAATTCAACAAAACTAGTCGTTTTGGGCAGCCGAGGGCAAGTACATTGAAAACTTAATACATTACCAGCGTAGCCAAGAGATTGGCTCAACTGGTGGGGATAGTGTTTGTGGGATTGGCGATAATCTCTTAGCTCTACTAGCCTCACCACTTGAGCCCGTGTCGGGCTTACCTCAAGGCTAGTCACTTTGAGAGAAAACATACCACTACATTTGGTTTTCACCCCATGTTCCAAGTGTGAGTGTGCTAACAAAAAATCATTATGGGAGATAATAACCATGACCACGAAGATGAAGACGCTGCAGTAGACGACGCAGATGTTGACACTGATGTGGATGCGACAGAGGACGAGCCAGATACCTCTAAAAATACTGATGGCGAAGACGGTGAGGACGATGACTCTGCAGATGATCCGGACGATGACGACTCATCCGATGACGGTGAAGACGAAGATGGCGAGGGCGACTCCAAAAAGAGTTCCGACGCAGCCGACGGAGACGACACCGATGACGAGGACGATGATGATGGCGAGGAGCCAGATACTCGAAGTTCTAAAAACGCCAAAAATGCTGCGAGGCGTATCGCCAAAAAATCAGCAAAGAAGTCGGGCAAGGACGAAGACTCTGACGACGAGGATGGAGACGGTGAGGATACCGACTCTGAACTATCACCAGAGGATGCCAGTGCTATTGATAAGAGGATTGCGAAAGCTCTCTCACCTTTTCAGAAGCAACAGGCAGAGCAGGAAGTCGATGTGGATATCGCCACTTTCCTAAAGGACAACCCCGACTTTGCACCTTACGCAACCAAGGTCAAACGATTTGCTAACCATCCGAACCGAGCAAATACTCCAGTTAAGGCTATCTTTTACGAGGTAGCAGGAGACAAGCTCATGAAGATTGGGGCAACCAGAGCGAAAGCTGCTGATGCTAAAGCAAAGAAAACCAAAACTGGTGGCAGCAATGCTGACGGAGATGGTAAGGGTTCAAAGGACTATGCAAATATGCCATTGGACGACTTTGGAAAAGAACTCGAAGATATAAAAATCGGAGGTTCAAGAGCGTAAACAAACACTATCCTCAAACATTACAAATCTTATTAACCTATCAAAAACATGGCAAATACAGATAGGACAGTCATTTCTAGGGAAAACACAGAGTTTTACTCTCGTGCGTTGCTCTTTCGTGCTGTTGCATATTTTGTTCACACAAAGTATGGACAAGTGAAAGACATCCCCAAGAACGGTGGAACTAACACAGTTAAGTTCCGTCGATACGGTAACCTCTCTGCAGCGACTACTGCACTAAGTGAGGGGGTTACACCAAGTGGTAGCTCATTGTCTGTCACAGACATCACAGCTGCCGTAGCACAGTACGGTGATTACATCACCATTACTGATGTTATCGATTACGAATCTAAAGACCCAGTGCTTGTTGAAGCAGCAGAAGTTCTTGGAGATCAAATGGGAGATACAATCGACCAGTTGACTCGAGACGTGCTTGCAGCAGGTACCGTGGTTACATACGTTGGACAGTCTGACCGTGTTTCAATTAGTACATCCGACCTTATCACTGCTACAGAGGTAAGAAAGATGGTACGTACATTGAAGAACGCAAAGGCTCGTCGAATCACACGTATGATTAACTCCTCAACAGGAGTGGCTACAGAGCCAGTGAGTGCAGCTTACATAGCTTTCTGTCACCCAGATACTACCTACGACCTGCAAGACGAGACAGGATGGGTACCAGTTGAGAAGTACAGCTCTAGCATGAATGTGATGGAGAATGAAGTTGGAAAACTTAATGACGTACGTTTCATTGAGTCAACTAACTGTAAAATCTTCTCTGGAGCAGGAGCAGGAGCAATCGACGTGTACGGTACTCTATTCCTAGGAATGGATGCTTACGGATTGACACGGATTTCAGGTGAGGCAGTTAAAAACATCGTTAAGCCTCTAGGCTCTGGTGATGACCCACTTGACCAACGTGCAACGTCTGGTTGGAAGATTACTTTTGTTGCAAAGATTTTGAACGACGCATTTATGGGTCGAATCGAGCACGCAGTATCTGCCTAAGTAGATAGCACATTGGTTGATTAGTCTAACGACTCGCCAATCCCATTATTAAAGCTAACAAAATCACAATATGTCTAACTACGATGAAGTGAAGTACAACGACCTCAAGAAACTCTGCAAAGAGCGAAAACTTGATCCGTCGGGTACAAAAGAGGTTCTTATAGAACGTCTTGTAGCAGCAGACGGAGCAGAGGGTGGGGCACCAGCCACACCACCTGCACCCGAAGCTCCTACGCCACCTGCACCAGCTGCAGAGGGGGCGAAAGCTCCAGCAGAAGCAGCACCAGCTGCTGATGCAGAACCTGCGGAGGAGGAAGAAGTGAAAACTATCACTACTCCTTTACAGGAAAAAGCCCTTGAGAAGTCTGCTACGGTAGCACTTCACAAGGACGCTCAAAAGATGAAAGACCATCTTGAAGCACAGCCGAAAGTAAGCATCATGATACCGTTTGAAGCTGGGGAAAACCCAGAGAGCGGTAAAAAGGTACCTTTCCATGTAAACCTTAACGGCTACATGAAAGACTACCCACGTGGGCAGTACATCGAAGTGCCTCAACAGATAGCCGACCTCATCAAAGAGCGATTGGAGAGTGAGGGCAAAATTGGTTCGCAGTGGCGAATCGATAGAGACCCAGCGAAAGGAGTCGCACTAGGGTAGTCACCATAGTAAAACTCTTTTTGAGAGCTCTTTAAGGCTTATTACAAACCTTTAACTCTAAAAAATCATGAGTGCACCAGCAATGACAAATAGCACAGGTGAAAACAAAGCCGAGCTCATCGCAATGCTAACCGCATTACGTGGACTTGACGGAAGTGAAACCTACGATGCAGGCGAAATCGCTGATGGAGATGAAGAAGTTGGGGAAGTTACCGTAACAGGTGCTGCCCTTGGCGACTTTGTTCTAGCATCATTTAGCCTAGACGTAGCAGACCTTGCTATCACTGCAGCTGTAACAGCAGCAGATACAGTTACATACCAGTTGTTAAACAACACTGGTGGAGCTGTAAACCTCGCATCGGGAACGGTACGAGTGAGAGTTCTACCGCAGCCAGCTGCGTAGTCTCTGGGGTTCCTAACCCTGCTCTACTCATCACCTCGGTGGTGGGTAGCGACAGGGAGAGGAGCATCACATTACTCACTAACGACACGTAAGTATCATGAAAGGAACAACATTTGCCGAATATATAAGGAAGCAAACAGGTACGAACAGCACTACGCTGCCCGATGCCGATATTGTTACCTATGCAAACGTAGAGAAAGACGACATTTCCGCAGATATTGTGAGCAATGTTGACGAACACTACTTTGACATGGAACTGTCACGTGACTTGGAGGTAGGCATCCGCAATTACACTTTTGCAGATGATCTATTGAAACACTCAAGTGGTGTATACGCACAGCTAGATGGCACACTCTGGTCACCTCTTATTGAGGCTGACAACTCACAGTTTGATGAGACTGCGATATTGCAAAATGCCAGTATCAAAGAACTGTACACAGGTAAAAAGCCACAATTCCTCATCCGAGGACGTGAGCTAGTTATCTTGAGTGGAGACGACATCATTGCCGTAACTGATGGTCTGCAGATGATAGCTCAAATCTATCCCGAAGACATCACCACAGCGATGCTAGCAGCCTCTGATGAGCTTTCAGTACCAACAACTGATACTACACACTCGTTGCCGAGACAGACTCATAAGCACTGGGCAACGAAAGTCGTTATTGCGTACAAAGAGTCACGAGATAAACCTCTGCCTCTCACAAAAAAAGAGCAGAAAGTAGACCTAGAATTGGACGAGGTGTACAAGAAATTGACCCCTCGAAACATCAATAGGTCTTTTGTCGCATCTGTCCCAAGGGACGATGGGCAAGATTACTAATCATTAAACATCAACATATATTATGAATGATACAGAAATCAGAAAAGAAGTTGATGCGTTTGTAGCACTGCCACGAGCAGAGCGTAGGGAGAAATACCCCACACTTGCAAAGCCAGTGCAATTACGAGCACGTAAAATCATCGAAGCAAGGCGAGGAATTGCCTACCGTGCGGATGGTGGAGTTATGGTGCTAACTAAGGAGCGATACATCAAAGATATTTTGGCTAGCCAAAACAAAGCAGAGGTAGTGCTACCAAAGCGTATCGAAGCATCTAAGGCTCGAGTCGTCGAACTCAAGGCTCAATTATCAGAAAACTATGGCGACGAGGCTGTTTCAGAAGTAGAAAATCTACTCGAGGAGCAGGCAGAAGCTGTAGCCGAAGCTAACAAGAAATAATCATGGCTGACATTATATGGAACGCCTTTAAGGCGAACATCATGAACGGAGGTATCGACCTCGACACTGATGACATCAAGGTTGCTCTTGTTACTTCTTCATTTTCACCAAACCAAGATACCGAGGAGGATTTTGCGGACGTGACAAATGAGGTTACTGGTACTGGGTATACCGCAGATGGAGCATCGCTAGCAAACGATGCAGTATCTATCGACGATACTGACAATGAGGGAGTGTATGACGCTGACGACGTGACTTGGAGTACATCAACTATCACCGCTCGAGGTGCAGTTGTGTATTACGACACTGGAACAGCAGCAACATCTCTATTGATTTGCTACTTGGACTTTACTACAGACCAAAGCTCAAGTGCTGGCGATTTCACAATCGCTTGGAACACTGAGGGAATCCTCAACCTAGCTTAACAGCTTGTGTTTCCACTCTGTCGTCAACCGATTGGATGACGGCAGAGATGGGTACGAAAGCCCAATACAAATCTATGATACGCAATACCTTAAAAAATAAGAACTCAAAGCAACGTGCCAACTTAAAGGGGCGTGAAATTGCTAAAATAAGAAAAGTTCGTAAAACAAAGCGTGCAAAAAACCACATTCAGATTGTTGACACCAAGAAGATTGAGGGTGGTATTGAGGTCTTTGCTCGTTGTTGGGATAAAAAAGGCAAGCAGATTGGTTTTGGTGTTGATGGTAGCGTTGATGTTGAGCGTTTTCGTATATTTAATCCACCAATTCTCGTAGCAGATCCACAGGGAGATATTGTGCGTGAATGGATAGAGGGGAGAGACACAAAACGTGAGCAGCGTTTTAGGGAAGACCCCAAAGAGGCGTTGCTGCAAGTGATTGAACACAACCTATCTGTAATGAAAAATATCCACTCTGATGAGCGGATTGTGAAAGGAAAGATTGGAAACACCACGAGCACATTCTATCCCGATGCTCACACAGAGAGTACCTCTGTTGACGGTATTGTAAGAAGGGACTTGGGGGCTTCTGGTGGGGACGATTGGACAACGATCCGTAATGGTGCAGGTAATGGTTCAAGTGATGCTGGTTCAGCTATAAACCTTTTTAGGTTTGAGGGGTCAAACAACTCATCAACTGAATGGGACTTAATAGCTCGTTCTATTGTATTGTTTGATACCTCTGCTCTCGGAGACTCGGACACGATAACTGGTGCCACGCTTTCTTTCTATGTTACATCAAAAGCTGACCCATTCTCTGACACGCCAGCACTCGCTATAGTAGACTCTACCCCAGCAAGCAACACAGCGTTAGTAGCAGCCGACTACGGGCAGGTAGGCACAACACGCCAAGCATCAGATACTGCCTATGGAGACATCACAGCATCTGAATACAACGACATCACACTAAACTCTACAGGGGAGGCAAGCATCAGCAAAACTGGCATCACGAAGTTAGGTACTCGGTGCGACCTTGACTTAGATGACATTGACCCCAATACACATGGAAGTCGTGATAACACACAAGTCCAAGCGTCTTCTGCTGATGTAAGTGGTACGACACAAGACCCTAAATTGGTTGTGGAGCACTCATCAGTGGTCAACATATCAGTAAGCCCAGCAGCACAAGTTGCTACGTTTTCAGTTCCTACATACGCAGCAAAAACAGGACTTTCAGTTGCTGCAGCAGCTCAAATTGCAACTTTCTCATTGCCTACATATTCAGTCGCCACTGGGCTCTCGGTCTCACCAGCAGCACAGGTGGCGACGTTCACTGTGCCTACGTACACTGTTGATTTACCAGACGTTACATTTTTGCCATCAGCATTGGTGGCGACATTCACGGTACCTACCTATAGCGTTAAACGTGGATGGGTTATTGCTCAAGGTGTGCCACCAGTGGCGACGTTTAGTATCCCTACATACACTCTAAAGTTTGGTCAAACACAGAATCCTGCTACACAGGTGGCGACCTTTACGGTGCCAGCTTATTCAGTGCTCTTTGACCACACGGTATCAGTTGCTGCACAGGTGGCAACATTCAGTATTCCAGCCTATTCACTCACAGCACAGACTCTGGTAACACCATCAGCTGTAGTAGCCACATTTACAATCCCAGCTTATGCGATTGCCTTTGGTATCGTAGTGAGCCCAGATACGCAGGTTTTGACGTTCAGCCTGCCATCACTACTGCACTTTGGTGCGGTGTGGGAAAAAACGGCACGCCCAACGGATAGTACGTGGGGTCGAGCAACACGTAACAGCACTTAATATATGGAACACAAAACAGGAAAAAAAATAAACGATATCCAAACAAAGCTCGATGAGTTCATGCGTAAAAGCAGTAACAATGACATCGGGATTTCAAAGGACATCGAATATATTAAAAAAGAAGTCGGAGAAATCAAGGCTTTAGTAGGTGACCATTATGTAACGAAGGCAGAGTTTGAGCCAATCAAAAAGATAGTTTTTGGGCTAGTCGGACTCATACTGACCGCAGTGGTCGTGGCGGTGGTGTCTTTAGTAATCAAATAATCATGGATATGAAAGACATTATAGATAAGCAGAATAACAAAATCGTCTACTCTATTGCTATACATATTTTGTTACTTGGCTTTATTGCGATAGGTACATACGCTTTTTGGAGCCTCTACCCATACAAGACTTTCACTGCAAATGTTCAGCCTTTTGTTGTAATAGAGAAAGAACTATAGGCAGGTGACACTCTGATATTTCAATCAGATGTATGCCGCCACAGGGTTGGTGAGGTGGAAGTACACCGTTCTTTGAATAATGACGTGCTCATCAGTTTCACAAACTACACATTCTTTCAAGATAAAATCGAGTGTACACAATACGACAACGCATCACTCGAGCTACCAGACAATTTACCAGCAGGTGAGTATCACCTAGAGATAACCTCTTTCATGCAGGTCAATCCTATACGCAGAGTATCGACGACCTTTGTGACGGAGAAGTTTAATATAATAAAATAATATGGCAAACCTAGAAACAAAAAACATCAACATCGGAGGAATCGCAGACAGCGATTATCTTGGAGGTGAGAATAGTGTGGCAGAGGCAATCAACTGTGATATTCACAGTGAGGCTGGTGTCATCAAAGCGAACCAAGCACTGACAAAAGACAGTGGCTCTACTGTGGATGAATTGTGTCTAGCAAAAGTGCCATGTTCAAACGGCTCAACGTATTTCTTTGGAGACGCAGGAGGAGTCTTTGAGAGAGAAAGTGATGGTACTTGGACTGACCACGCTACAGTTTCACCAGCAGCAGGAAGTGCAAAGGTGCTTTCAGCAGAAGAATATCAAGGGTACGTGTACTACGCTATGGAGTCACGATTGGGACGCTTTGCAATCCCTACAGCTGGAGTAGCCCCTACTCAAGCAGATAGTTGGGCAACCTTTGGAGTGACAGATGATACTTTCCACCCTATGAAAAAGGTGAACCTAGTTTTATATATTGGAGATGGTAACCAAATAGCTCAAGTTGATGAGACTACATTTTCAGCAAACGCTTTGGATATTAAAACACCACTACGTATCAGCTCACTAGGAAAGCTCGATACAGACCTTTTACTTGGTACATACGTATCAGACAACGTAAACAGTACAGAAATCATCAGATGGAACACGTGGAGTGTCTCATACAGTGTCTCTGACGACATCCCCGAGGTTGGTATCAACGCTTTTCTTGAGGCAGATAACATCGTACTGGTCAACGCTGGAACGAAAGGAAACATTTATATCTATGATGGTGCACAACTTGAGCACTATAAACAAATCAAAGGTACTTGGAGTTCTACAAACAAGGCTAAAATAAACCCAAATGCCGTATTCAATTTCAACGGTATGCCACTCTTTGGGCTCTCACAGGTCACAGGTACTGGCGTAAACCTTGGTATTTATTCAATCAATCGCACAAACAGAAACTATCCATACGTATTAAACCTAGAGTTCACCATCTCAACTGGGAACCTTGCCAACATTCAAGTTGGTTCTATCGCAGGTATTGGGGCTGACCAGTTCCTAGTCACTTGGGTAGATACAAACTCTGGCACAGTCTACGGTTGTGACATTCTAAACCTCACAACAAAAGCCACTGCTCACTTTGTTACTCGTAACTATCTGATTGACCGTACACAGCAAAGCAATTACGGGCGTGTTTATGTGCCTTACAGAACTTTGCCAGCAAGTACATCAATCGATATTCATGCTGCTACTCAACATGCTGCCTTTGGTGCAGCTATGGCAAGTAAGGTAGATACCGAGAGACTGATTGTGGTGAGTGACGATAAGATTGCCACAGCCACAGTTGTGAAAACTAAAACAGTGCTTAACCCAAACAATAACGACGCACCAGAGGTCGAGATGTCTGTTATTGGTTTCCAAGAGGAAGACGCTAACGATTAAAACTATGCCTACAATAAACCCAACAACAACAAATACACCGAACAATCCGTATCATGAGGTACCGTTTTTGCCATTGGAAAATAGAGAGCAGACCACTAGACATGGTGCTCAATTTTTCAGTAATGTTAAACAGTTGAGTGTTGGTTTTGGTTCAAAAGTATTCAGAGTAGACCGTGATGGTATGTGGGCTGGAGCAGAGGATTTTGCATCAGCACCGTGGAAAGTAGACTGGGATGGCAACATGACAGCTAGTTCAATCACCATTAGTGGCTACGTAGCCACAGGAGGCTCTCTCGCAGACATAGGAGCAGGAAACATCACAGAGACCTATATTGGTTCAAATGCCATCACAGCCGGCAAAATAAGCGTAAATGACCTTGAGGCTATTTCCGCTGACCTTGGAGATATAACAGCTGGCTCCCTTGATGCTGTAACCATAACAGGTACCACCATCACTGGTAGTACACTCACAACCGCATCATCTGGGCAACGAGTAATACTAACCTCGACGCTGGCAGCTTTCTACAACTTGAGTGGGACAAACATTGTGGATACTTATGCAGGTAGTAACTCATACATTATTGATGGGCAGACTTCTAGCAGTTCCATCGTTTTCAATTGTGGCTCTTCTGGTGCTGTCTTGTTTCAAGATAACAGTACTAGCGTTTGCCAAATTGATAGCAACGGAATATCTCCGTGGACATCAAATGCAGTAGACCTAGGAAACATCCTAAAGAAGTGGAGGGACTTGTGGGTGAATGGAGACTTTGAGTACCACACAATTACACAACCCATCGTATACCATGGGCGTGTATCGGGAACATCAAACCTTGATAATAACAACACATTCAGTATCTCAAATCCATCAACTGGTCGGTATACTGTGACTCACAGTTTTGGACATACGAACTATACGGTACAAGTAACACCAGATGCATCGGTGGTGAAAAATATAACCATCGATGCACAGAACTCGAACGACTTTCGAGTGCGTATTTCTAACCTTTCTGACGCACTGGAGGATAACGACTTTTTCTACGTTGCATACGAGAAACCATAAACATCATGATTAAAAAACTATCAAAACAACAAAAGGAAATGCGAGCTTTAAATAAATTGAAGCTCAAAAAAACCCCTGCAAGAGAGAAGTTCTATAAACAGGTGAACGACGAAATCGCTGCAAATAAGGTCGAGGCTAGAGATATGACAAAGGAACATAGAAAGAAAAAGTCTACTGGAAAACTTGGAGTCAAAAGGTCAATTTAATAGTATATTAAACTCACATCATAACATGAAAAAGACAATTACAAAAACAAGAAAGGGGAAACGAACCACAAATCTTTCGTCTAAAAAGCTGCACGAAAGAGTGCAGGTGTATATGCAGGCAGAGCAGAAATTGCTTGCAAAGCACGGTCTCGCAAAGCGTCTTGTTATATCGTTTCCACATAGTGGGGATAAAATCCCTTTCTTTGGAAAGATAGGACAAACATTGCTCACATGGTCGAGAGCAGTGTTAGATACACAATATGGTGACTTAACTAAACGATAATATGCCTAAACTAAATACAAATACATCAGTCGTAGACTTCATCAAGAGTACAGGGGGTGATAGCTCATTTTCATCACGTGCCAATCTTGCAGTGAAACATGGATTGGTACAAAACGCATCTCAATTTCAAGGTTCTGGTAGTCAAAATACTTCGTTATTGAATAAATTGCGTGGTTCTGCAAACAGTGGGTCAAATCCAGCAGCAGTTGGTGGTAGAGATGATGCTTCATCATTTAT